AATAAACTCGATGTCGATAAATTCAAGAGCCTTAGTAGGTTTCAAGAAGATACGTCCTGACATTTGGTTAGAATCAAACTCCTCAGGGTTGTTAGACACAGTTACACGGAAGTCAGTAATACCTCTATCTCTACGGATTGCATCCAAGATTGGGTTTACAGAATCCAAGAACTGCTGTCTTACTACTGCGTCGTTTTGTTCGAAGAGCAATCTGATTGCTACTGCTGAAATAAGTTTACGAGCTTGTAACAACAATCTTCTTACGTTGATTCTATCAAGAGGACTTTCTCTTAACTGAAGGGTTTTATTACCCCAAATCACAGTACCAACATCATTGAAAGTTGCAATTGGGTTAAGTCTTCCTTGGTAGAGAGTGTCTCTATCAAGTTGAGTAAGTCTACGTCTTGCTCTTACCGAGTTAACAATACCTCTTGTATAACCTGCAGTTGCAAACCATGGGAATGCAATGTTGTCGGTCAATGCCAAGTTTCTACATACTTCAGCAGTTGCTGGAATGTAAATTTGTGTATTGTAAACACTATCACGAGTTAACACCCATGGGTAATAAGTTACAGTGTAGTTTGAATCAATTCCTGTATTTTCTAAATCTACCACCGCATCTTGTGGATATACAAAGTTATCCATAGAAGCTGAAGGTTGTAACAAATCAAAGTCAGGTGTTGATGTTACGTAGATAGAGTCAGCTCTATCAATTTCCACCATATCAATTGCCGCTCTTATTAACTTATAGTTATTAACGTAGTCAACGCCAGGTGTTGCGAACACATTAATGTTAATAATACCAGGGTTATTGAATGACTCAATACCAAGTAAGTAAGCGTAGTAGTCAGTATTAGCGTAGTCAGCCGTGTTGTCTTCTACAGTAATCTGTCTAAATGCTCCCCATCCTGTGGCGTTTGCATATGGGGCACATCCCGCTCTACCACCATACAAGTAACCAGCTTTACCTAATACGTACTCATCACCATTTGTTCTGTATTCTCTGTAAACGTCCCAACCATCAAAACCACCATAAGGTAATACAGTAAACTTACGAGAATAAGTTCTGTAGTAGATTTCATTTGGGTTAATAGGTTCAGTATTGAACTGACCAACACCACAATCAAAAGCTTGTGTACCTGAAGTAGAATAAATAGAAGAAATTGTTACTGCAGTTGCCCCACTATCCATGTGGAAACCTTTAGTTAAGTGATTCCAATTAGCGTAAGTTTGTTCGTAACAAGTAAATCCTGATGGATTTTGTTTACCCTTATAGTCAAAGAAGTTTACGTCCCAACCAACAGTTGTGCTGAAACCTAAATAAGTTCTTCTTGCATTATCACCACTACTAATAACTTCATTATCTACACCCAAAATAGTACCAAAAGGTGGGTTATATAATGTATCACCAGGAGCATTATACTTTGTCTTGTAGATTGGGAAAGGAGGGTTAACACCATTATAAGTTCTAATTAAATAACCTTCGAAACCTGCTGGAAGTGCGTCAGATGGTGCCTCTTCATTAATTTCTAACATTATATACTTAGAATTAATTGCATAAACACCGTCAGCAGTACCTATCTTTTTAGCAACATAGTTGTTTTGAGATGGGTCCATTGAACAACTTGTGTATTTTTCCAATACAACAGGATTCAAGTCAGTATCAAAATAATCTCTAACTAAAACATCGAAAGTCATAAGGTCAAATGACATATTGGCAACTGATACTTTTACTTCTCTGTTTGCAGAATTACCATCAGAAATTGTGATATATCTAAACAATTGATAAACAGTATTACCACGAAGTTCAGAAACAATCCATGGAGAATAAGCCGTTTGATATCTTTCCAGATAGTTTGCAATTGAGTTTGAATCTAAACCTTGAGCTTCCTCTAAGTAAAGTAAAGAACTACTTAATCCTCTAATATAACCCTTATTATATCCATGATATAGTAAAGTTGGGAAACGCTCCTCGACAAATACTGGGAAGTCAACTCTATTTTTTTGGAAGTTACCTGTACCCAAAACTTTACTAATGAAATTAGCGTTTGTTTCATCTAAAGAAACTTCAAAAGTAGTTGAATTAGAATCTTTATCTGTAACATTAATTCCAAATGAACCATAAGGGTTTTCACTAGTTGTAGAATAAGAACCTGTGAAGTCTAAAGTAACTGTATTACCAGTAACTTGGAACTGAGGTCCATGTGATGTTGTAGTATAATTTGAAATACCTCTAGAACGTAAAGTTACCATTACAACATCATCGTATTCGGTATAAGCGGTTCCGGCGTAAGGGTAAATTTGGTATGTAACGTCACCTGATGGGGTTGCTCCTGGAGTTATACTTGCGGTTGCATACCAAGAATAACCGCTATAAACACCTCCAGTTGTAGGAGCAAATGCACCATAATACCAAGGGTCGTTAATTGGGTCAGTCATAGTGTTTCCCGAAAAAACGTTACCATCAACACCAAAATTATTTGTAACCGTTCTAGCCCCAATCGATGTAACACCAGATGAGTGTAAAGAACCCCACAAAGAAATAGTATTTGCGGCTAAACTGTTATCATTTACAATAGCGGTCAAAAACGCATCTAAATCAGATTGATATGTCGATGTACTTCCATCGTATTTAACATAGGGTGTAGAAAACTCAATACCTGCAGTTGTCGCTGAAAACACAGTTAAAGTGTAAGATATTGTATATGGAGTAGTTCCAGTATTTACACTATACGCAAATGTTGCACTACCAGCGGCAACCGCTCCCTCAACAATTGTTGAAGCATCTACGTTTGCAATAGTTGTTAATGACCAAGATGGCCCCGCATCATAACCTGATAATCCAAGTACTCTTGATACGAAAAGTTGATTTGATTGTTGTAAGTAAGCCTTAGCAATATACGCTAATTCATACTTTGGGATTTGTGTATTCACAAATTTTTCCGGTGACGTTGTACCGAAATAAGCTTGGAACTCTTCATAATTAGTCACAAAAATCGGCTCAAAAGCTGGACCTTTGAGTGTTTCACCTGCGAGACCAAGCGTAGTAACACCGACACTTTGTGCAACAAATGAGAGTTCGGTTTCCGTGGTATATACACCAGGAGAAACGAAAACTTTGTTAGCTGCCATTTAAATTTTGTTTTTTAAAAGATTTATTTTTCAATAAATAGTGCAAAAAAAATCAAAAGTTTTACATTTCTAAATCTATTTATTTATTAGTAAGAAAAAAATCTTACTATTTTCTGCCTTGAAAATTAAAAACCTTAAAATATCGGAGGAATCACACGACATACTAAAAAAGTACTGTACAAAGAAAGGATTAAAAATCCACAAATTTTTAGAAAATTTGATTTTGGAGAATTGTCAAGAAAAAAAAGATTTGTACGGAGAACTTTAAACAAGCTGTACGGACAATTGTATTTTAGATGGAATAGTATTATCAGTTTTAACTACAACTATTTCTAAAATATCTTCTGAGTTTACTTGGATTTGTCCATCAACATTATCAAAAATATTACTACCATAAAATAATCCATTTATTGTAACATCATATGAGTCAATGTTATCCAAACCAATAGATTTCAAATTTGCAGAATACTTAAAATCCTGAGTAAAGGAATTTTCACCAAATGGAAACTCCAAAAATAAATCAAAATTTGATGTGTTATCTAATGCTCTTCTATTCTTTTTAATTTTTGCCGACTTTTGATTTGTCTCAAGTAAAGTAAAAATTCTTGAAACTCCAGGACTTACTTGAAATTCATTTTCATCCATCAAAAAACCCATCATTGTGAAATTGTAACTTTGAATATAGTATTTTCTTTTTTCTATTTCGGTAACCGATTCATCTTGAAGGTCATCCATTATGATTGGAATATAATGTCCTTTAATTTGAGTGTATGCTTGTCTTGATGAAAATTTTTCTATAATGACTTTATTTAGAGCATTTAACTCCCTCATTCTGTTACAAATGATTTTTATTGAGAATTTTATATCGACAGGAACTGGCTGTGGAATTGTATAAACATCCATACCCTTTACACCATTATTCCAATTTGGGACCATTGCGTAAAAAAATTGTTTTCTATTCGGAATTGTATATTGTAATGATGGGAGTGAACCATATTTAACCTCTGGACTTCTTACGGTTGTAATCACTGGTACACTTACGTTTTTATCTAAATCATTTATATTCCAAGTTTGAGTAAACTGAGCCCAATTTTGAGTTGTGATTAAAATATCAACAACAGGTACTACTTTCCCATCAACAACAACTCTTAATTCGTTTTTAACAAAATCTAAAAATCCCCTATCTAAATCTTCGTGTAGAATAGATTTTGGAAGAAAAGTTCCATACTGATTTATTTGGTCAAGCATTTCTTGTCTTCTTGACGGACCATAAAGCTCAGGTGTCAGTTTAATATGTTTTTTTATTTTTTTACCTATACCCATTATAATCCTCTAAATTCATTTTCATTAACAGGTACCGCAACGATAGTCCTGTAAAATGCCTTATACCCTCCGTAGGTATGTTTATTATCAGAAACTACACGACCGTCATTTGCAACAGAGTAATATCTAACTCTCTTCTCAGTTTCATAATAACCAATGTAGTCACCAAATTCAACCTCAATTCCAAGTTCGTCTAGGTGTGATTGGTAAACTGAAATTCTAATATTACCAGGTTCCATTTGGTCAAGTTTGGAATTGCCAAGAAATTTATTTTCAGGTGCTGAAACTTGTACAAACGCCTTAAATTCTATAGGGGGATGGAACTTAATAGAGTCTTTTGTAGTTTCACCGTAAACATCATCAGTATTTGTTTTTGTCCTGTCGACTTTATAAAGTACAAGAGTAAAA